CCCACACCACATAAGCCCGAGGGCCTGTCCGACGTGGAAGCGTGTCAAGGTGTACCCTCTGTGAACCTTGCCGACAGCACAACCAAGGTTCCCGCGGGGCTGCCTACTGGGCTTACAAGAACTGCCAGCGTCCCTCCATGCCAACTGTGGTGCAGATTACAACCACAACTTCCACGCAAGGTATATCACGGATATAACAACAACATAACTACAAGAAAAGTGAAAATGACGAATCTATACAAATCATAATCACAAATTTAAAGATTCTTGATGCAAAGAGGCAAATCAGAATAAGCACTCTCAAAATCCCACAATTTATCCTTGTTCCAATTCCAACAATTTTGAGCGAAAAGCCCAATCTTTCCTAGATCATATGTGGTAAATTTGCCGCAATCGGCATCTTCGAAAAGGCTTAAATTAAACATCTTTGCCTGCACAAACCCACTTGGGAAAAAGACATTAGACTGCTCATCACGCAGCCTCAGCAAGGTCTCTAACGTGTAGGTCATCGGCACGCCGTATTGGCCAAAAGCCCGATCGACCTCTGAATACCCGTCAGATCTGAGGAGTTTAGACAGGATCGTTGGTTTGTTGCCGCGCAAGCCTGCGGGCGCGAGACCACTGTAAGGCACACCCCAATTGAGTTTGTCTTTTGGGGTATGCTGCAGGATCAAAGCTTTTGCAGACCAGTAGAATGCATTGTCTAAATCTTCAAGTTTTCCTGCAAATAAACTCGACAGGGAGACGAATCTGGATGCACAGCTCGCAGGGCAGGCCGTCGGTGAAGTGTGGCAGCCTATTTTTGTCAAATAGCGGCCTACCGCAGGAACCCACGGGACATGTTTTGTTATGTGCCCGTCACTGACGGGTAAGTGGATTCCCACAAACTCGGCCCTGCCCGAAACTATACATTTCAGCTTCGCGCTGTATCCTATCGATTCTTGATTTGAGATCACAATGCCACACTGTCCTGAATTTCTGGCATCTGATAACTCTCTTGAAGAACCTCCAACTAAATCGTCCCCCTCGCAAAACACGCGGAGGAGAATTTCGCGAGATTCAACTGGCCCATCAGCAGTGAAATACAAGGGAACAGACTGGAACACCCACGGGTGTGCACTGGCGTGTCCGGTTGGAAACTGGCAACAAAATTTACCAGCGTCCTTCCCATGCAATTCTTGCATAAACAGGGTTTCTATATCTTCTACAACCGAACAAAGAAATCCTGAAAGTTCATTCAGAAAGTTTACTCCGCTGGTGAATACCCAGCCGGAGTCCAGGAATAGGTCTTTCCAGACGACCGTCATCCTGGGACGTCCGACTGAGTATTCTGATTTCAGAGAAAAGCTCAGTTGCATTCCGTGGGCTACATCCCACGACAATTTCACCGCCTGCAAGGTGACAAACTTGGCAGCAAGTTTGTGCTCAATGACATGGCCAATATGACACAACATCCCATAACTATAAGACATCAGGCCTTCTCCGCTTTTGCTGCAGCGGGTCGCGAACTCCATTCGTTGTTGGTCGAGTTCAATCATACATGTCGGGTCGGATCGACCTGGGAAAGGCAATCCTAGTTCCCGGATTATGTAATCCACAACTTGAGTTCTTGACCTGCCCTTTATGGACAGCAAATGAAAAATGCCATCTTTTGCATCGAATATCAAATGGCTCAAAATCTGGACGGTGACAACGTGGACTCCTAGGAGTTCTATCCCGTTATCAACCGTCAACCTTGGCGGTTTCTTCAATTTTGGAATGCTTTCTTTCTTCCCATTGGCTTTTCTTGTTTGCATGAAAGCAACATCGTAAGCATCCCTTTGCCCAAGACGTGCGTCAACCTCTAATTTTGCGCACATTTCGGCAACTTCATCAGCAGAAAACTTTGACAGGACGACTTCCTCGAGAGTCTTGTCGCCATACAACTTGTCATATGTGCGAATGATTGCCTTCCGTGTCATGACTTTGTGCTTCAAAGAACTCCAGAACCTAGCAACACGTTTTGCTGTGGGAGCTTCCCTGTCATAGGTGAGCTCTGGGTAATTGTCTGAACCGACTGGATCAGCAAAAACGGTGCGCGGCCTCTCCGTTCTGAACTCTAAAGCATGAGCTACTGACTTCTTTTCTTCTGTGCAGTGCACTGTGGTAGGGGCGATCACAGGACCGCATGAACTGGCAGATGGATAATAAACTGGTGCGTAGACCGTGGGAACACTGACATCAGGCAACCCATCAGGACCAGTGGCATTTGGCGGACTGAAGAAGTGTGCTGAATCGGCAGTTCTGTCAGACTGTTTAAGTTCCAACAAACGCGTGCTGTGAGACATGTCTTGAGCTCTTTCGAAAGCTTTGTTTTCTCCAACCAAGGCTTTGGTGCGCTTCCATGGGCCACTGAGAACAGCAGCTTGCGGAATCAACCCGCCATTGGCAGAAATCGCGTCCCAGTAGTACCTCAATTTGTTGACTTTTGCGACCATGGCAGAAGCCGCATCAGGAACAACAACTCCCCCAACAACCGCACCAACAGGTGGCACAAAATGCGGAGGTGGAGGCACGACTCGGTCAGGTGGTCTCCCAAGCACCCCAACGGGTGATCCACGCACGGGCCAACGACGGGTAGGCAAAATGCGACTAACCGCAGGCTCTTCAGCATCTCCAATGGGAAGATCAGGGGCAGGAAATTCAACTGCACCCTGGTTCGATTCTAGAGCAGGAAAATCGACTGCTCTCTCGTCATCTGAGACAACAGGGTTGTCACCTTGAACAGTGCCTTCACCTGGCACAACGTCTTGAATCTCATTAGGCATAGGAGCAAGGTCTTCATGTGAATTGTAATAAGTCCA